GGAAACCACCGGGAAGTTCGGAGCCGCTACGGCGATAGACGTCCAGGGCATACCGGAGATGATCCTGGAGCACTTGTCGCAATGGCTGACTCACCACATCCTGGAAGTGGACATGGCCTACCGTCCGTTCTTCCTGGCTCAAGGCGTGCAGTAGCAATGCAGTCCCGGACATCAAGCCGGACGGTCAGGATGCATCCGACATCCTGCGAGGCAAGCCGGCCCCGCGATGCAAACCGCTATTCTGGGAATGGCGGGCCGGTGTCGCGGGCAACAAGGCCTGCAAACCGCCGGCGCTGGCGATGAGAGACGGAGACTGGAAACTCTACGCCAACGCCGACGGCGGCGGGAAAGAGTTGTACAACATCCCGAAAAACCCCCGAAGCAGCGCCCAGCCACTAACGATCCGTCCAGCGTTTGGCGCCAAACCATCTTACCGCAGCGTGCATCAGGCCTCTGCGCCACCAGGATACGCCGAGAGCCTCCATTAGTTTCAGGAACAGTGCGTCCGCTGTTTTTCGATCGTATTCGACTGCAGCGCCGCCGACGCGCCATTTGAGAACGCCTGTGTACGCTGCGTCGTGGATTACAGCCGCCTGGCGGTATCGCCCGGTCATCGGCGGGCCGATTATTCGCCAGAAGAAACGCGGTATCGATGCGCCGTCGGTTCTCATCCCGGCCGGTGCGATCAAAACAGCATCGCCGCCAATGCGCACAACAAAGTCATACGCAAGCTCGAACTCGTCGCCAATGTCGTAGAGCACCAGCGTTCCGAAACTGATTTCGCCGCTTCTATCAGACATGCTAGTTTCCCTCGTTGGCGTTTCCCGCCGGTCGTGTAGTGGGCTCGGGGCGAGTGACTTTGCCGGCCAGGTCGGTCCCGCCGTCATTGATCGTGATCGTGACGCTTCTGATCGTCGAACGCGTCTCGGCGGTTATTGCAATTCCCTGTCCGCCCATGCCTCCGGTCCCGTAGCACCCGGACAACCAGAACAGGATTGCCGCGATTACAAGCACTCTCTTCATCTTATTTCTCCAGTCCGTCAAGTTTGTTTTCGATACGCACCAGGCGCGCTTTGATATCCTCAAACTGCGTCCGCTGAGATTCCTTTCGCTCTGAGATAGTCGCCGCATTGGTAACGGCGATCGCCCCGACCGTTCCTATTGCGCCTGCAAAGAGAACGATCAAGCCGATCAACCAACGGGGCGCCGCGCTGTTCTTTGTCATTGCTTGTCCTGTTGCTGGAATCGCCCCTGGGGGCAGTGGAAGTTCTCGCGTGATAGAATCGCCTTGCGGCGGCATTTCGTTTGATGATTTATGCTGCAATCGTCGGCGTCGCAGGCTCGGCAAATCGCCAGGCGTTTCGACGCGACGTCTATCGGCGATGGGAGGTTGCCGTCCGCCACGCCTGAGGGGCAAGTCTCCGGCGCCCCCGTCGCCAGCCGCCATGCGGGATCGGTTCTGCACGCATGACAATGCGCCCGCGATCGGCACGCTTTCGAGACGGTGAAGCTCCTCATGTTTGATCGCCCGCTTCGCAAGTGGCCGAGCCGCCGGAGGCGAGGTAAACGTCGCCGTAGACATTCTCATCGCTGCACGTGCCGCAAACCCGCTCGTTGGTCATGGTGTCGATTTCCAGGCACTCGTCCTCGACGCTCTCGTTCACCTCGTCCCAGAACATCGTATATGTCGGGCTCTTGGAGTGTCCCACGCCCTCGACAACCAGACGCCACTTATCGGCGAAGCGATACAGCGTTATGGTCATGTCGCCCGAGACAATAATCGCCCCGCCGCCGCAGGCCGTGTCGTCGTAATGCTTGACCGACCAGGACCCGACGCCGGTGACTTGCCATTTGCACGCCGTCGAAGTCGATCCCGATCCGACCTGGGTCAACAGGTGCGTGCCGTTCAGTCCGCTGACCGAGCAACTGTCGACGGAAGTCCCGTCGCCGCAGTTGCAGCAATTGGGGCAGGCGGTTATCCCCGAAAGCGTGACAGTCCAGTACTTCGGCGTGACGTCGCAATAGGCGCAGTCGTGCCCTTCTTCGACCTGCTCGCAGCAGCAGCCGGCTCGGTGAAGACTCATCTGCGGCTCCCTCCGGTCGCCGTGGCAATTGGCAACTGGCGATTGGCAATTGGCCGAACGCCAACGTCAACACCAACGACAACGGCGCGGTTCGTCCGCCGCAGGCGAATTGATGTCGCCGTTGACGTCAAATCCCAAACCTTGCCTGCCGGCAGGCAGGTTCCAAATACTATTCTGCGAAGTACTTCGCTGCGAAGCACGAGTCCCAAATTCCAAATCATGAGCAGCCTCCATCCACGCCGTTTTCGTAGCTGAACCAGTATTCGGCAGTTCCGCCCCGGTCGACCTCACGCATCCAGACTATGTTCCCGGTGGTGCACGGCATCAGCGAGAAGGTGTCCGATCCGGTTTCGGCCGGGTCGAGATTCGCAGGGTCCACGCCATTGCCCTCGACGTGCGAGTCGGCCCCGGTGTTCATGTCTTCGATCGTATTCCGGGCCGGGTTGCTCGACGTCGTTCCGGATCGCCCCCCGCTGAGGGCGGACCATCCGCCGTAGCCCGACGAAGACTTGCAGACTTCGGAAAACGCGTATTTCCAGCGATTCGTTCCGTCTGACGTGTTGCCGGTGATGCTCGCCCAGAAACCGTCGGACTTCCAACCCAGATCGATCCAGGTTTCGACGACTCCCGCGACGTTTCGCTCGCGTCGGAAGCGTACGAACCGTCCGGCCAGCCCGTCGTCGCGCTGATTGATGTCCCGGGCCTCGCACGAAACCAGGCCTCCCGGCAAAACGGCGTCGGACCACTCGTGCGGATCGGCGCCGGATTCCCACCACTGCTGGGTGATCGTGTATTCCCCGTCGCCGTCGTTGGTGACGATCTTCGCAACTCCGGCCAGCGGAACGCTCAGTTGGTGCTCGGCGCGATCCGCGGAATCGACAGCGGCGACTGCATGCAGAGCGGCCTGTCGCCTGCGGTAGTTTTCGGTCTGTTTAATATTCATTACCGTGTAACCTGAAGCAGCGGCGATTCGAGAACCAGTTCGGTTTTCATGGCCCCGGACTGGAAGTTCCATACGATTGCTATTACCAGCGGCGAGTAAGCCTGGGCGTCGGCGATGTCGCGTCCGCCGATCCGAAGATTGACTCGGCGTCCGCAAGTGTTTGATATCGCGTCGCCCACGGAGTACGTCCTGTCGACGCCCCGCAGGATTATGCTGCCGTGACCGACCGCGTCGGCGGTCACATCCTGCACGAGCGAGGCGTAGGTCGCCGCATCAGCCGATTCGTCAATGCTGTCGCCGTCGGCGGCGGCTCGCCACTTGAAACGGTGAGGAGCGTAGACGATTCTTTCAGCCCGAAACGGCCAGGAGCTGTCCGGCGTGTAGTCCGCAAGTCCCGTCACACACTCGTCGGATTCGATCGATCCGATCAGATGCAGCGACAACTGCGGCTCGGAGGCGACGTTCTCGATCGCGTTGTAAAGCAACTGAAGATAGGACATGTCGCCGTACAGATCGTATAGGCTCTCGCCTTCGGACTGGATCCCGCGAGCCTCGGGGCAGGCGTAAGGATACCAGTCGTGCAGGGTTCGCGCGGTCAACGTAAATCCCGCCCGGTCCGGCCAGATCATCGCCGGGATCTGCAGCCTGGACGCATCGTCTCCGGCGATTGAAAGCTGAACTGCGGCCGGAAGGCGCCTCCGTGACTCATCGAAGCCCAGGGTGTTGGCGACCGGTCGCGGGCGGCGGAGGGCCTTTCCATTGGCTCCGTAGCTGCTGATGTCGGGAATATCCGAGACAATCGGAGCCAGCGCCCCGTCTTCATTCCACACGAACGAGCGGAAAGCGTGCCTGCGGGCTCCGTCCAGGCCGTACGTGTAATTGGCGCAGAACGCCCGATACTGCTGGGCCGTCCACGATCGCCAGGAGATCTTACCGGAGTCGGCGTAATCGCCAAGGTCATCGTCGTCGGTCCAGTACGGCTGCAAATCGGCGTCGGGTGCGCTGGAGTACTCCAGCGACACTTCGCAGCGTTTGCAGTCTCCGATCACCAGCACCGCGTTTGCGATACGGTGATTGTCGCGCGTGAAGTCCAGGCGCTGAACGCTGCATCGTTGTGCGGCGGACGAATCCGCCGACACCGGATCGTCCCAGTCGCCAAGATGCGGTCCCGGGCGTCCGGTTCGATGAAGGCGAAACACGCGAAGACCGTGCGCCCCGTCGCCGCCGGCCCAGGGCTCGATCGCAAAGCCCAGCCCGGTCGGTCGGAGTACGGCTCCAATCGCCTCCAGCAGATTCATTCCCGTGATGTTGACCTCACCGATCGGTTCGGAGGCGATCCGCCGAATTGCGGCCCAATCGGTCGACGATCGGCTGATGACGCCATCATCGTCAAACCATTCGATCATGCTCCGCAGCGCCGAATACGCATCCCAGCGGCGTGCCTGAACCGCGACATCTCCCTGGGCGTCGCGAACTACCCGACCGGGCGCGCAGAAGAGCGCGCAATGCCGCTCGTTATGCGGCTGGGTCGCAAGAGTCCAGTTCGACTCACCGGCGTTGGGCAGCCCGTCGGCGTTGAATATCGCCGGCAGATTCGTCGCCACTACATTCGTCCGAACGCGATCGTCGGCTTCGGCGGAGCCCGCAATCTCCAGATCGTCGACCTCGGGAGCCATGTGCCACGCCCCGGTCACCGCACGTCGCTGCATGAGCAGTTCCGGGCCGTAGGCGACAGCAGCAGCGCCCTCAAAATCCGGGTTAGCCTGAATAGTAACAGACCCCTGCCCGGCGTAGCCGCGGAAGATCTCCCGCCCAACGCGGGAATCGCCTTCGACCAGGCGAAAACGATCTCCGGCACACAGGTCCAAATGCTCGGGACGATCGCGGTCCTTGCCGGCCCCCGAGCCGAGGATTCGCTTCAGTCTCATGCTGGAGATCCTGCCGCCGGAGGCCCATTCCAGAACCTCCGGGGTCCAGTAGTCCTGGGGCGTCTCGGGCTCCCACCCGGGGTTGCCCGAGCGTTCGGCACGAACGGCGGCGTGATAGAGACGATAATTCTGCGGGCGAAACACAACGCCTCGCCGATCAGATCTGAAAGCTGATACGCTCATTTGCTGAATCCTTGTGGTAAGAGTCGGTCGGCCCCAACTAGAGAGGCTACAGAGTCGCAGTCAGGATCACCGTTGGAGACGCCGGGGCCGTCGAATCGGCGACGATCGGCCCGACAACACTCGACAGGTGCGACTCGACGCCGTCAGCGTTTCGTGCGGTCACGGCGAAGAAATACGTCCGCCCCCCCACGAGCGACAAAGTGCAGGTCGCCAATCCGTCCTGCTGATAACTGACCACGGCCTGCGGTTCGCTGGCGGCAATACTCCGCTGCAATGCATGATAGATGCAGAAATCATCCGGACTCGCGCCGCCTTCAGCAGTTCGATACGTCCACGACAGGCCGACCTGTCCGCCGGAAAGCAGTTCGGTGCTCAGGTTTTCGACCGGGTCCGGGCGTACGCCGAGCCACTGACCGTTCGTATCGGTTTCAAATTCGCATCTGCACGATATGTCCGGCGTTTCAAGGGCCTCGATAACCGGACGCAGCACGAGGGTGTAGCGGGATGATGCGGCGAAACCGTAGCCGATCAACTCGCCGGACGATTGGCCCGAGGGGATCAGCAATGCCGGGTCCGCCGCAAAATCAATCTCATTAAATCCGCCCTTGCCGACATAGAGCCGATAGCCTGTAAACGGGAGTTCCGCCGCCGAAAGTCCAGCGGTCAGCCATGCCGACGTGCCGCCGCTTGGCGCCGTTGATGTGTCCTGTACGCTCAGGCCGGCGGTCAGGTGTGCGGAGGTCATAGGACAGCCTCCTGGCGACGAGACGTTGCGGAGTTGGTCAGCCCATAGTTCCGCAGCGTAAGGTCGGCGTTGTCGCCGTCAATGTAGCCGATCTCGCCGCTGGTGATCCGCGTTGACTCGCCTCTCACGGTGGCGTCGTGTATGTCGTTCTCGAAGTTCGCGGTGTTGCCGGAGTAGAAGCAGTACGCGTCGCGGACCGAGGGCGATCCGTAGATCCCGTAGCTGTCGTTGTTGGTGATCCGACAGGCGGTGACGGTGCAGGCGGGGTGGCCGACGCGGACGCCCGAGTCGTTGGAGTCCATGACGCAGTTGATCGCGGCGGTTGCGTTCTGCAGCCAGACGCCGAGCGTCGTATTCTCGAAGAAGACGCAGTCGACGGCCGCCCCGGCGGCCAGGGCGTAGAGGCCGGTGTCGTTGTTGTAGAACGTGCAGCCGAAGAAGCCGCAGGAACTGACGTAGGCGCCGTAATCCCCGTTGTCGCGGAACGTGCAGAAATCGAACGCACAATAGAGCATCGTCGAAGATCCCCTGACTCCGTCCGACGCGGCGCCCTCGAAGACGCAGTTGGTGTGGGTATTGTAGCGGTAGCTGGCGACCGGAGACAGACAGTCTCCCGCAGCATTGGCCAGCACGAGGTTGGCCAGCGCCAGGTAGTACATCGTCGCGGGATTGGTCAGACAGGACGCCGCCTTGTCGCCGGCGTCGAGAGTCGCCGGCGTTCTGTCTTCGACCCAGGAGTCGTTGACGCCGACGAATCGGACCTTGGAGCCGGCCGAGCCGTACGCGCCGTCGAGGGTGATCCCCGGCGTCGAGACTGACGTGAGCGTTGCGACTGACGCGGGAGAACCTCCGGGATTGGCGATCCCTCCGGCCAGGAGGACATCAGCCGCATCGTAGCCGGAGCCCATCCAGACGAGCACAACGTCGCTGTCGCCGCCGACGGACGTTTTGACCACAACGCCCGTCCAGGCTCCAGCGCCGGAGTTTTCAGACACCGCGTCACCGATTGACCATGCCGAGACATCTGCTCCGCAGTCGATCTCGACCAGCCGCGACAGATCGCCGGCGCCCTTGAGGTGAATCGTGTCACCGGCGGTCAGGGCGGTTGCGCTGCCCGTCCCGCGAATCGCGGCCTGCAGGCCGGGCGGGCCGGTAAGCACGTTGGCGGAGTTGTCCAGGCCGGTGCGGTCTGCGAACGTGTCTGCCGAGAGATTGCAGTAGTAGTCGGTCATCAATCAAGCTCCGTGTAGTAGATTGTCACTGTCATCGAACCGGCGGAGATGCTGCCGAAATCAGATGCGCCTGTCACTGTCACGCGTGGTGTTGTCGAGGCGGCGAGAAATGCTTCTGTCTCTTTGGCGGCCGAGCCGACAGTCGCAGCCGCCAGGACGGACTGGCCCGGGTCTGCGCTGAACGCGTCCGTGTCGCCGGATCGCCCTAGTTCGACCGTCGCGTTGGTGTCGCCGGTGAAGCCGGTGGCGACAACCGCCTTCCATCCGATTACGATCGATCCTGAGGGGATGTCCGAGTCGAGGTCGACATGGCCCGTCGCGTCGCCGTTGTCGGCGAATGATGCGTAGTCAAGAGTCTGGGAGACCAGTCGCTTGAGACCGGGCCTGCCGACCGTTCGGAGCAGTGCTCGAGCGCGACAGTCGGTGATGTCGGCGAAATCAAACTCACCTGACGCATCGGCGGCTATTGTCGCCAGTGGAACATGAACCGCGCCCGTCGGGAAACCGGTGGTGTTGACGGCAAGTACGCCGGATTCGGAAAGGTATATGTAGTTTGTCGAACTTGAGGTCAGCGAGTTGCCCGACGAGCCGGCGTAGCTGACGATTGAAGCTCCGTCGGAAAACTCGCCGGACCAGACGCCGAACGTCGCGGCGCCGTCCTTGACTGCGCGGAGCTTGTTTGCCGCAGCGAGAATGCGGTTGTTGATCGCTTCTTTTTGATAGTCGCTGGTGTAATACTCGGCCTGTCCGATCGTGCAGAACGCCGCGCCGGTTCCGCCATCGGTCGTACCGCTCAACGAGGCGGCCGCAGAACTGCTCAATGTGGTTTCAGTAGGGTTAGCCATCAGTTTATGTCCTCAGATTCGGTGAATGAAAACTCCAGCACGCCGTCGGCCGGATCGTATGAATCGATTGTCAAGCCGGACGCCGGACGCGCATAGCCGGTCAGCGTGACCTCATCAGACCATTGCGGCGATTCGTTGCCGCTGGCGCTGGCGACGGCGACTGCGATCGAATAGACGCCGGGAGGCATGGAATCGGACGTCCAGGCGAGCATATCGCAATCGAATCCGTACTCGCCGCGCCCGAAGTTGGATCCGTAGCCGCGGGCGCCGGATGCGTCGAAACCGTACGAATCGCCGTATCCCTGGCCGTATCCGCCGGAACCCCGCCCGCCTGGAAAGAACGGCTGGGTGTGCATCAGGCGTTCGTCGAGATAGACCCGCCAGACGTTAGCAGGCATGTACGCAAGCGACAGTTGCGGAGTTTGGACTCGTATCCGGTTGGCCTGCGGCTGATCGGCCCCGAACGCCTGGTCCCAGTAGTCGGTCTCCGCGTCGGCGGGATCGACCGCCAGGAGCCCGAGCAGGTCGGTATCCAATGACTCGGTGAGCGTAAACTCCGCCGACCCCTGAATTGGGACCGTCCAGGCGGTCAGCGCCCCCGATACGTAGCACTGGACGACCTTGTCTCGGTGAGTGGTCCGAACGCTCAGAGTTCTTCCGCCGTGAAAGACCCGATCGTCGGCAATCGTTATTCCGTCAGTGTAGCAGCTCATGGCGTCGCCTGGTGTATTTCTGCTGTGATCGGAGCCGAAGCGGTGTAGTCCTGTCCGTTGGCGCCAACGCGCGACGCCTGGGGCCTGTAAGACATCAGTACGCAGCCGACATACGCCTGTCCGTCGGAGCCGACGTATCCGCCGGACGTTCCGACAAGCTGCTGACGCTGACGCAAGAGCGCCTTGAGCGCCTGGTGCGCCGCCGACGGAGATGCGCCCGTGGCCGTCAGCTCGCCGCGAAGCATGATTGTTCGTCCGCCGCGCCCGTGGAGTTGCAGGAAGTCGCCGTTGACTCCGGGCAGGTTCTCAACGCTGACCCTGGCCCGCGGCGATCCGGACGTCTCGACAGCGCCGCGGCTGCACAGTGTTTGCGAATCGAAAGTGGGATTGCTCATTGTTTCTTTCCGTGGTGAATCAGTAGAGCACCGAGTCGTCAGTCCCGCCGCGAACGAAATCGTTGTGGGCCTTCTGTTTCTCGGAGCCTGCGTAGTAATTCGTTATTTGGACGACCGTCGGACCGGGTCCCGCGATCTTGTCTGCGATCGGCTCGGCGGGTTCTGAATCTTCAGGTTCGATGTATATGCTCGACTGGGTCATGCTTCTTGTCCTTTTGCCTGTCTAATCACGCCAGCGTCACCGGGCTGGATATCCCGTCGTCGCCGGACGCCAGGAAGCGAACCGCACATTCGGCGGCGCGGTTGTGGGCGACGGTGTTATCCGATTCGCCGGTCCGCACGCCGGTTATCGTCAGCGTCCGATCCGCGCCTCCGCCGACACCCTTGAGCGTAGCGGTCAGCGTCCCGAAGAGACCGGACGCCGACGACGCCTGGATCGGGTCGGCGAAGATGAGCCTCCCATCCGCTGTCACGGCGCCGTATTCGACGCCGCTGTGATGCGTCAATCCGTCACCTGGCGGAGATATGATCTCCCTTCGCCGTTGGCGCCACCTGATCTCAAGCACGCCGCTGAGCTGGACTGCTCCTATGGCTACGTCCTGTGGATTGTGAACCGATCCCATGAATAACTCTCCCGATCAATGCGATGCGGCGTCCGCGATCGCGTAGGTTGCCTCCAGACCGAGGCGGCACATCACCCAGGGCTCGACGCCCGGTCGACTCAATTCGATGTCCGCCGGCCCCCAAACCAGCGCCGGGCGATACAGATCCGACGTCGCCGCTCCGACCGCATCACTGGGCGGGTCGGTCTGCACGGCGTTGACAGCGGCGTTCTTGAGACGCAGCATCTCCTGTATCCGGTCCGACGCATCGGCCCCGACCGCCGCCCTGCTCGCCAGAATCAACTCCATCGACACCCGACAAAACCGCTCATCGTCGACCCCGTGCTGTTCATCGGAGCCCTTGAAGAGCACGATCGCCCGCGGCGTGTCGCCGACAAGCTGCGTCTGCATCAAATGCTCGACTGAAGTGCATATTTCCGCCGAAGCAAAGACCGCCTCGCCGCCGACAGTCGCCGCCGCAATCGCGGTCTTTACCGCACTGAGGATCGCCCAGTCGGTGTTGCTGACTGTTATTTCACTCATCTGAAAGCTCCCTTCAAAGCCTGGTGGTGCGGACCATCGCGCCGGACTTGACCGCATCGGCGTCCTCGTCGGCGTCGGGGTCCAGGTTCAGCGTCAGCCCCCAGCCTTCGATCGCCTCGGTGCGTTTGCGTTCGTGATAGTCGCGAAGTTGCGAATACATCGTCGCGGCGGCCAGTTCGTGGCAGCTCCCAAACGCCGTGGCCAGCGCCCAGTGAACCGCGGCGGCCTTGAGTTGATCCGGATTGGCCAGCCTCCTGTAGTCCGGCAGGGTCCGCCCGGCTGCTGTGCGGCACCTGTGCTCGGGCGCGCCGAATCCGCCGAGTTGCCCGGAATAAACGCTCGATACAAGCAGGAGCACTTTCTCCGTAGCCGCCGCACAATAACGAGCCATTCCCCGCGTCGACGAGTACACGTCAGCCGGCAGATCGTCCAGGCTGCAATACTCGATCGCCAGATCCTCGTCGGTGCAGAGGCTCGCGAGCACCTCTACGGGATATCCGCAGTCGGCGTCGTAGGATTCGAACCAGAACTGACCGCTGAGTCCGCTTGCGTTTTCCTGGGAAAGTGAGCATCCGGCGGCCCCGGCGTCAATCTCTGAGATGTCCGCGGATCCCGAAGCGACCAGGTCGCCCGAATCGCAGTCAGGCGTCTTGTACAGTTCGACGCTCACGGTCTGGCCGGCCAGGCTCGCCGTCATCCACAATCTCCCCGCGGTAGTCGTTCCATCGGGGCGTGTGTCGACGCCCGAAAGCGACCAGCGTGAAGTGTGCATGCAGGCGCGGTCTTCGTAAGCGAATGCGTAGTCAAAACTCATTTGTTACTCCAGTTTCAGTCCGGCGTCGGACAGCAGGCTTCGAAGCGGCCCGCCCTCGGCGTCGGCAAGTTCATCGATAGTCCACTGGCGAGCCGCCAGCCAATGCAGATACGACAGTACGCGGCGAGAATCGGGCGACCAGCCGGCCAGCATCAGTTCGATATTCCGCCTCAGTGAGATCAGCGACGTTTGAATCGCCACCCCCGCGATACCCGGCAGCGAAGGGCCCATGCAGAGCACCGGACAGCCGCGAACAAGCGCGTCATTGGCGCTGTTCGAGTTAACGGTTATCGCAAAACGGGCTCCGTCGATCGCGCTGGTTAGATCTCCGTCAGGCGCCTTGAGTCGCCAACATCGCCAGTTGTCCCTCGGATGGGCCCTGAAGCGAAGCTCCACGTCCCCGCCGACGGCGCTTTCCACGGCGTTGACAAGATCCTCGGCGCAGCGAATCTCAGAGTCCTGAAGCTGAGTGTCGCCGGCGACCTGCCCGAGGATAAGCACGTATCCTCGACCGCGTGGTCCTGTCGGTCGGGGCGGGCCTATCGTGTCGATCAACTCGCCGAATCGTCCGACTCCCTCAACCGGAGCCGGGCCGCACAGTTTCCCGACCCATGAAGCAGTGTGATTGAATCCGGAATGATCGATCTGGGTGCGGTTGAATCGATCGAAGAAACCGCGTTCCATCACCATCGCCGCAACGCCGTGCCGGCGCAACTCATCGGCGATCAGCCCGCTGTTTCCGCGAACGCCGTTCCAGATAAAAGCAGCGTCGGGGAGTTTCGAGAAGATCGGCCACTGTCCTGGAATCGCGGGCTTGACGAACAGGCCGATACGCTCCAGCCCCGCCGCAACCGCCCTCATCGGCGAAGCGGGATCGCCCCAGGCCCTATTCGTACATATAATTGACGCCTGCATCAGATACCGGCTCCCAATACTCCCCGCCAGCCTGCGAACCTAATCGCATTCAGACGGCTGTTCGTGGAAAAGTTGACCAGCGATCCTCCGCCGGCTTCGATCGCCGCCGCGGCGCCGGCGAACTGGCGTTGGATCGCTCTTGAAACGGGCTTGTCGTACTGCCCTTCCCATCCCGCCGAGGCGCTGTCGAACGGTTCGATCATCGCCGCGTGTCGACCGCGGTAATCGACTCCGATCAACCCGATAGTCCGGGCGCCGCGCAGCCAGGCCCAATTTGCGGCCATGATCGCGACACTTGAGTTCCGCATAACGGCCAGCTCCCCGTTGCGGTCGACCGCCGGGCGACCCTGCCAGCCGGGCGCCTGGCGAACGTACTGATCGCAATGCGTCACTCGCCGATGGGCCGGCCCGACCTTCCAGCACTCGCTCGGTTTCCAGAAATCGCGGTGATAAATCTCTCCGAATTTCTGATCTCGCCACAGGGAGCGGTAGGTGTCCCTGATGACCATCGCGTCGGGCCTCACATCCTGCATCGAACGAAAGCACAGGGACCTGTTAGTCCCGACAAGCAGCACGTCGTCCCGCTCACACCGGCGCCGGAATTCGACTTCCATAGAGTCAACGCTCGACCCGTTCGCCACGATCACCGCAAATCGCTGCGTCAGCATCGCCGGGCGCGATCGCAGAGATCGAGGTACGCCTTGACGCCGTGTCGTGCGATGAATCGCGTCTTCCTGTTCGGGTTGCGATCGAGCGAGACAAGGAGTTCCGCCGGAGGCGCGTCGTCAAGACCCATTGAGCCGTCAACAGCCGCCGACGTGCGTTTGGCGGCGGCTGACTCTTCGACAGCAGATCTCAGCATCGGATCACGCTTCAGTTCGGACTCGAAAAACTCGACGGGATCCGGCGTGATTGTCGCCAGTCCTTCGGCGTCGAGCCGGCACTTGAATTTGTGAGCGTGTATGCCCGCGATCGCAGGCGGAACGCCTAGCTGTTCGGCGGCCTGTGCAATCGCCGCATTAGTCGCCGACGCGGCGAGTCTGGCCCGCAGGCGATGGTTCTCGTCCTGGGCCTCATGCAGGAGTCTCTCGCTGTCGCGGCGGCTTTCGATCGCATCAGCCGCCTCGGCCAGCCGCGTCTTGAGGCCTTCGTTTTCCCCACGCAGCACGCCAAGGGCCTCATCAGGCTCAGCAGCAGGCTCCGCTTGGTCCGTACGGATTTCTTCCTGGGATTCGGTCATTTGATTGCTCGCATAAGAGTTTGTAACGATCGGCTCGACCCGCCGGTGGCGCGGAAAACCGCACGCGCCGCCGGACGGGCGGCCGGGAATGGACAAGCCCCCATTCAGTTCCCGTCGACTAGATCGAAGCGTTGAACACGCCGTGTACGATCTTCAGCGAACGGTGATCGGTGTAGTCGGCGGCCCAGTTGCCCGAGGTAGCCAGTTCGGCGTCGGTCGGGTTGTCCGTCGCCGAGGTCCATTTCAGACCGTAGGCCTCGTACTCGACGTCGAAGTCCTCGCGAACGTACGTCACGCTCGACTCACGGAGGATGTCGCGCTGCAGTTCGATGCCCTGATCGTAGATAACCGTGCCGCGCAGGGCGCCCTTGCCGAGGCCCAGCACGCCGTATTCGGTGTGATAGCCGGAAGTCTGCGCCGAGATCAGCGACGGAACGTCGGCGACGAGGACCGCCCTGCCGAACGCCTGAACGACGTCCTGGTAGATCGTCACGCCGGCGACGCGATCGAACTGGTAGTTTGCGATCGAATCGCCGACCAGGTCGGCGAACACCGCCGAGGGCATCAGGAACGCCACGATCTCCTCGCGTGCGTCGCCCATCTTCGCCAGCAGCGTGTTGATGTGCGCGAACGTCGCGGTGACCTTGGCTCCGGCGGCCTTGCCGCGAGCGGCGTCCAGCACGTGCGATGAAACATTCGACACGCCGGCGACCGCCGCGGCGATCAGATTGTTGCGGATCGTCAGGACCTTCGCGTCGGCGAACTGCTGACCGAGATTGACCATCGCCGAGTTCATGTCGAAGTCGCGACCGGCCTTGCGGGACTGGATGTCGGTCACCGAGACCGGGCCGCAGCCGAGAGTCTGCCGCACGAACTTCCCGCCGGTCATCTCGAGCTTCTTGATGTCGACTTCCGTTCCGGGGTTGTCGTTGTCCCTGCGGCTGATAAGCGAGGTCACCGGCTTCCATCTTGCGGTGTCGGTGAAGTCGCCGCCGAGGGCCATCTGCCTGGCCGGGTCGGACTCGAGGACGACAGCCCCGCCCGAAGCGGCGTTGAAAATGTCGACCTGCTCGACTGTGCGGCGATACTCCTCGGCTCGGAGGGTGTCGGCGTAAACCATATCGGTGGGCGCGCCAAATTCAGTAGTCATTGTTGTTTCCTTTTTTCAAGTTTCACTGCTTACCGCCGTTTAGCCCTGTGCTGTCGGCGGCGGTTCTTCTTGCCGCTGCGTGCGAGCTGCACGAGTGCGGCCGGGCCGTGTCTGGCCACGAATGCGACCTTGCGGTCCGGATCGAGATCCAATTGCTCGATCGACACTCGACCTGGCGAAGTCACGCCGGGATACGCCCCGCTTCCGCTGTCGCCCGAAGGCGGCAGATAGTGGCGATTGTCGGCCAGCCAGACGTCGACAACCTGCTCGACAGTCGGCTGTCCTTCCGCATCCCTGGCGCAAACGGAGTATCCGTCTTCGCCGATTTGCACCTCGAACTTATCGCTCAGCAGTCTGGCGGCCTGGTCAACTCGCTTCACGCCTCGATCGGCAAGTGCGCTCTTGAGGCGATCGCTCACAACGACTGCCGAGAGCATCCCTTCAAGTCGTTCGGCGCGTGAGGTTGACTCGGCCAGTTGTCCGGCGTGTCGGGCGTTTGACTCCTCGAACATCCGCTCGGCCTCCTGGGCCCGCTTTCGATACTTGCGGGCTTCGGCGATGAGCCCGGCTCTAGCCTCGGAGGACTCGCCCGGCTGGCGATTGTCATCTGCTTCAGGTGTGTCGGTGTCAGTCATATCCAAAGGATCTCTCCGGCCGCTTGGCCATTGTCTTGCGCTTCTGCGCAGTTTCGCCCCGGTTGGGGCGCTGGTTTGGATGATCATTGCTCCCCCGCTACGGGACGATTACCCGTCGGCTTCGAATTCGGCGTTTTCAATCGCCTCGGCGATTTCTCCGTATCGCGGGTCGTCTTTTTTCATCATGCTGTCGAGAATTCGTCCCAGGAACAGCCGCGATATCTGCGGCACCTCGCCGGCCAGCCCGGTTGCGAAGAATTCGCGGACCTGGGCTACGATGTCCGCCGCCGGAGCCAGAACGTACTTCTTGTTGTACTCGACGCTGTAGCCGATCTCGGCGCGGTCAACCGGGCGCCCCTCCATGCGCGAGATCGCCAGACGGATCAAATCACGCTCGACGGCTTCGGCCTGAACTGCGGTCGCCGACATCTCGTTGTCCAGGTCGGTTCGCTCGGCGGCTACCTGGAAGCCGGACGTCGCCCGGGCGGCGACCTTGCCGCTGGCGCCGATCAGCTTGCCCATTCGCAGAATCGCCTCCGAAAGCATGGCGATCCATTTTCGCTTTTCGCGCACGTGCTCGACGGCCGGGTGAATGTGCTGAATCTCCGCCCCGTCGGGCAGCCCCAGCCAGCACATCGGAGCCATCTCCTTCGGCAGGCGGTCGGCGTCAACGCCGATCGCCGCCAGGACGCCGATGGCCATGTAGATGTCCAGTTGGCCCTGGCTGACGAGGTTCAGCAGCGCCCGGGCCAGCGGCGCCACCCGCGTAAGAAGCGACAGAGGCACGCCGCGATACTCCGGGCGGGATGAGCATCGATAGTAGAACTGCACCACCGGCGGCGCCCCCAGCCGCATGTCGCCGGAACTGAATCGCACCGGCGTTTCGCTGTCTTCAAACAGTTCGTAAAGGCGCCACTGATCGGCTGTCAGCGTCAGATATCTCACAGGGCCGGCGGGAGACTGTTCGCAGTCGGCCGGGCGGCGTCCGAGATCGTAGCGAACCCACTTATACCCGCCGGCGTGATCGCAGGCCCAGTCGACCCGCTCCAGCGGACTGAACATCGCCAGGTAGGGCCTCCTGCCCAACTGCATCTCCTGATCGCGCGTCTCGGGCTCGATCTGAAAATCGCCGCGGGCCTTGTCGACGACAATATCGACGCCGTTTGTGTAGTACTGCCGCAAGGCTCGGGCCATGAACGCGTCGAGGTGCGTGCCGCCGCCGTCAACGTCTTCGATGAAACCGGCGATGAAGTCCGACCACCGGCTGCGATCGAACAGGCGAACCGGCGCGGTGCGGAATATGTTGCCCACGCGCAGATCGATGAGATCGGAGCAATAGTCCATCGCGAAATTCGCCTGCTTTCGCCAGGCGTACTGGCTGGCCGGCTCAAGGGCTCCGGTCCCGGCTCCGAAACGGTCGAGATACTCCCCGCTCCGCAGTACATGCTCGTGCATCTCGGCGAAGTCCCTGCACAGCCGCCACGACGGAGCGAACAGATCGTACACCCCGCTGGTCTGCGTAGGGTCAAAGTCCGTCCGTTCATTCTTCACATTCAACTCGACTGTTTTCATTCGACTGCTCCATGTTTGGGTTGTGGGGTCAGAGCC